CCAGTGCGCCCGTACCTGTGAGGTTGCTATACGTGCCTGCAATACGACCTGCTGGAAGTGTGCCAGTGGTTATGTTGGCTGCGTTGGTTGTGTCTGTTGTAGCTGATGCTGCAAGCCCAGAGACTGCCGCAGATGTGATGGCGATGCCCGTGTTCGTGACGCTCGTTACCTGACCCTGCGCGTTGGTGACGAATACAGGGACGTTGGACGAGGAGCCATACGTGCCTGCTGTGCCAACATTGGAGATGTTGAACGTAGTGGCTGGACTCAGGTTCAGACCCGTACCCGCAAGGTATGGGAAAGCCGCGCTAATAAGCGCGAACGTAATGGCAGTCGTGCCAAACGTGATAGTCCCAACAGTGTTTACAGCATACAGGTTACTAGCGCCCGTATCGCCTGCTTGGACATAGAACGCATCCCCCTGACCCAATGAGTCAGGGCTATTAACCGCGTAAGTGTCTGCGTCCGTTGCCCGAGTCAAAACCCAGTTAGTTGAGACAGTGCCGACAGTCGTAACCGTGTAAACGCCGTTCTGGAATGCGCTGGTCTGGTTGTGAATCAGCACCCGCTTACCCGTAGTCATCAACACCCCGTCAATAGTCAACGCAACTTGCGTTCCTGCGTTGGTCAGCGTGGCCCCAACTCCGTCTCCTGCGCCGCCCGGCTGGTTGTACGTGGCATTCAGATTACCCGCAGCAACTGGAGACTCTACAAAAACAGGCTCATGGTAGACAATACCCAGCGCCGCAATAGAGTCCACATAGAATTTATTTGCTATGTCATCGCTAACGGCTGGTGCTGTGGTAATGGTTCCAGTAGTCAGTGCAATGGATGCGGCTGTAATAGCGTTGAATGTGCTCTGTACAGGGTAAGAACCTGCTGAGTCCAAGTACACCGAACGCTCTGCTGGGTACGTACAGAATACGTTCTTGCTGCCTGCGGCAAAGTTAACCAGCGCCCCAGCGTTGCTGGACTCCAATACCGTTGTACGAGACAGCGTAGTCCCAGACAAAGTGTACGTACCAATGCCAACTTCCCAGTCCCCTGTGATGGCGTCTGCAACTGCGTAGTATGTTGTGTTGCTGTTACCTATGATGGCGAATGTTTGGAAGCCAAGGACTGCACCGTCAAGAGTCATTGTCCCCGTGCCGACTACAGTCGTGGTTTCTTGTACGCGATCTTTTACAACTAAAGCCATTTTTGTTCCTTACGATGGCAGGATGGTCCAGCCGGGAGCCTGCGTGTCCACTACAACGCTCCAGCCGGGGGTCTGCGTACTGCCTATATTTTGCCAGTTTGGCGTCTGACTGTCGTTGATTGTTGCCCAAACAAGCACGCCGCCGATGTAAACGTAAAGCTGAACTCCGTTAGGGTATACGTTAGCTTCTCGCAAAACCGTCAGCGCAGAGACTGCGGAAGCCATTTCCGCTACTGTTCCGACAAAGACCGCGCTGGTTGATACAACACTCCCCCCGGAAGCCGCTTCGGTTATACCGACAAGGAAGGTTCTCGTTCCAATATTTGCGTCTGCCCCTGAAACTGCTTCCAAAATACTTGCAAAAACTACCGAGTTAGCTGTAGGTGTAGCAAGTGCTGTAACGCTCTCAGATGCGTTTGCCAACATCGTTGCAATAACCGTCTGGGCTGCTTGGGTGGAAGCCGCCTCTGCTATTAACCCTGCAAAATCTACCTGTACCGCCTGAGTGGACGCCGTAGATGCCGCCCCAGAAAGTAGGCTATTGAAGATGTTGTTGATCGTGTTAACTGCGGCTACACCAGAGCTACTTTCGGTATTCGTAGCTACAAAAAACGTTGCTGCCAAAGCAGAATCCGATATCACGGTCCCCGTCTCGGCTACCTCTACGTCATAGGCAATACCACTCGCGCCAAGTGCGGCGAAAGGAGCTTGAGCAAAAGCTGCATCACCAAACACCTAGCCGCCTTTTAAGTAGCAGTCAGCGAAAAAGTGTATGTGACATTCAGTGTATCGCCGCTGTCTACGAGCTTGTCGCCGCCCGTAAAGTCACCAGCGGAAAACAAGATGCCGGACGTACCACTCGACACTGTACACAGGAAGGCACCGCCAACAATAACTGTGGCGTTCATGGCAAACGACGATGGGGACGCAGAGTTAGATATAACTGATGGATTAGCTGTTGTAGCCGTGCCAAACGTGACTGCTTTGCGTGCGCCTGCGTAATCCGTGCTCTCAGTCCAGCCAATATGGGATGCTAACGTGTCTGTTGCGGCAAATGTAGTTCCCGAGCCGGGGCCAGTGACAAGACCAAGAAAGGGCGAGGCTGTGTACGTAGCGCCTTTAAAGTACTTGGCGTTCATGTCCTGCACGCCTTCGTTCATCACGAGGTTGTGGAACGTGTCGGTCCATTTGACTTGGCCGTCAGCGCCGACGCACTCAACGGTGTATACGCCACCGGCCCCCATTTGCTCAGTTGACGCTTTGTTGGCGATCATGCCTGCTTGCACGGCATCTTGAGTTTGGCTGTTTTCGATTGGCATGTAAGCTCCTGTTTAGCTGATTCGCACGATTGCGCTGGTGGCATCGGCGGTTGGGAAAATGATTTGGAACGTGTCGTTAGAAACGGTCTTATCCGCGCCGAAATCCAGCACCGCTACAGATTTGTTGCTTTCAGTGCTGTTGTAGATCAATGCACCACGGGCTGTAAATGTCGAGGCAGGCCAAGATGAGTTGGCAAAGCTGATGAAGGCAGTGGGAACTCCAAGGTTGTTGTTGCCAGACGTAGGGCTTGTAGAGATTACAAGTGTGTTACCCCCAGCCGTGTAGCCCGTACCGACAACTTCAGCCGTTGTTGTATATACAGTAGTGCCGGGACCAATCGTTGACAGCGCCGTGTAAAGCGCGATCTTGTACGTGTCAGGGGACGTGGGGCCAAAGCTATGAACTGCCTGAAGCAGTTCAATTTTAAAGCTGGTCGTTGCTGTTTGTGCGATGGTCATGTAGCTACCTGAAAGTGGTTGGACTTCCGTATATTCTCAGCGCCGGGTATGACACGCAAGTTATTGGGGGCGTGAAGTCCTGAGACGAGTTTACCTTGCAACGGGACGATATGGTCAACGTGCCAAGCAAAACCAAACATTTTGGTACGGACTGCGGCCAACTCGTATGCTTGCTCAATCATCCAGTGGTCATCTGATGTTAGCCACACGGGGGTGCGCTTTATTTTTGCCAAGCGGCGTTTTACAGTGTGTGCAAGCACACGACCAGAGTTAAACGCTTTGGTCTTCTTTGCGTACGCTTTTACCTTTTCGGGGTTGCGTGCGCTCCATGCCTCGATAACTGCACGGCATTGCGCCTTGTTTGCGGCTCGGTAGGCAGTATCACTAATGCGTTTCTTAGCAACATAAACTGGGTTTTGCAACAGCTTGATGCGGTCCTTATCCTGTTGCACTTTTGTACGTTCTAAATTTGCCGCTCGACTGTTTTGCAGATTTTGCTTGGCACAGGCAACACATGCGCCGGACACTCGACGAAAGCCCTCAAGCTCTGGGTGTTTATGGCAGGGAGAGCCGTAACACTTGGGTAGTCCTAAGGCTTTGGCTGCTTGGCGATTGTGCCTTACCATTACGCGACCCCATTGTTTCGGGGCAAAGGCGGAGCACGGTATTGCCCGCTTCTATAACTGTCGGACCGCTCAAGTCCATCACCAAGTCGTTTAGCCAGAGCAAGGGCTTCGTTGTACTTGGTGTTGTACAGCGTAACAAGGTCAGCTTCACCCTTCATGTACGTGTACGCCTCGACCAAGCTGCCATACAGCAGCACAGAGTCAAAGTTATCGCCCAGCCATGTCTGACCAGAGGCAACAGTTGTAATTGACTCAGGGTAGTAGTAATAGTGAAGCTCAACACCATACGTTAGGTTCGGTGTGGGGCCAAGGATGAACGTCAACTCATTTGGGTCGTTGGTCTGCGACCCGAACAATGCGTAATACTTGGGCTGCGCCGTATCTGTTGGCTGGGGATATGCTTGGCGGATGAAGTTCACATCTTTGTTCAGCAAGAACTCATACACACCCAGCGAGTCAATTACCGCAATGGAATACACCGCCAGAAAGTCGTTTGGGCAAGCCAAATACTTGTTGTTGGCCGTGATGCTGCCGGTCACATTCTTGCGAATCGACGGGAACTGCACCGAGTTGTATATACGCTGCTCGGCCTGCTCAATCAGACGGTTAATCTGCTGTGTGCTGGACACGGTAGAGCCGTCCGCCAAGTACGTGACTGGGAACTGGTTCTCCGTGTACGACTCAATGGCCGCGACGAGCTGCGTATAGTTCACGGGTAAACCCTAGTTATGCCATTGGCCCACGGGCGGTGATGCCCTTGGTAGCGCAGCCGTTACCGCGAGTCACAGTGCCCGCAGTTTTGGTTGTCTCGCTACCGGCGGACTTGCTGATGTTGCCCACAGTTGCGTCAACGGTATCGAGCTTGCTGCGGTTTGGCAGCTTACCCGGATTGGCTTCCACAGTCACGGGTTTACCTGACATGGTGTGGGGCTTGGCGTAGGACGCAGCCGACAAGTTGTTCTTTGTAGCCATGATTAACCTCGCTTTTGGTTTGCGACCTTGGCCAGACCACGGCCCAGTTTGAGCATCTCTTCGTTGGTCTTGCCACCGTTACCGCCCTTGCCACCTTTTTGAATGGCTACGGAGGGGCCGCTGTCGCCCAGATTCTTGCCCTTGGTCTTGCCTTTGGAGGCTATGCCGTCTGCTGCTGATTTGAATGCCATTTTACGCTCCAATTTGTATACTGACTGTACCAACTTGCACGCCTAAAGCCAAGAGGTTTGGCGTCAGTGCGTCATCAAAAAACCGAGAACCTCCGACCGGATTCCAGCCCCACTGGATGTTCCGGCTACCCTGCCCTTGGTAACCATCCGCCAACAGGCCAGAGGCCACGTAGCTGCGGTCTGGGCGGGGATCACGAACCGCCTGCGGGTCATCTACCGGATACATGCCCAACATCAACTGCGGTTGATCCGGGTCCCAGCAACTGCTGCACACCAGAATCTCGCGTATCTTCGTCTTGACGGTCTCTTTCCGCAGGGAAGTCAGCTTGAACCGAAACCCGCACCGATCACACTCGGCAATCGAGTTCTTGCCAGAGGAGAAACGGTTTCCCACTTACGTACCGCTTCCAATGAACATCTGACGTGGCACGAAACGTACAGACGCCTTCTCGCGGTCTTCGTCAGCGGCCAACTGCCACGCCGTATCGTACTGCTCTTTCAAAATGCCCAGACGCTCTACGCCACCGGGAACCTTCATGGCCAAGTAGTAGGCCAGTCCCGCCACCATGCAGGGAATAAACCGGAACGGAACGTCCATCGTATTCACACCGCTACCAGCATCATCAATGCGGCGCATACGCCAGTACACGAACGTGTAGGTCTGGCTGGCATCGGGGATGGGCCACACGGTAATGCGCGGAGTCTCCTGAAGACGCTCAATCCAGACCTGAATCGGACGGGCTTGGGCCAGCTTATTGGGGATGGTGGCGTAGGTGGAGACGCTGATACGCGTGATGGTCAGGTCGGCCTGTGTGGCTGCGTTACCTGCTCCCGTGCGGATGACGTGTTCCAGAAGGTCAACGGTGTCTGACGGTAGGTTGTATGTAGCTGTGCCCGGAACCATCGTGATGGAGCCCTGCTCGAACGTCCACATGTTCACGCCACGGTTGGCCCAATCAGCGAACAACAGGTTCAGGGAACGCCGTGCAGTTTTTAAGTCATAGCCCGTACGCAACTCGCTACCGACGCGCTCGAACGCCTCCTCGACCAGTTCTGTCAGGTCAAGGTTGAATGCTGCGGTGCCGGAAGTTGCCATTATCTGAACCCTGCTGTTTTCTTTGCGATACGCTTGGGCTGCGCCACGAACTGCTTGCCTGCTGCTTTACCGGCACGCTTGGCCTTTGTGGTTGCAGCGTACTCGGCAGGGCTGAGTGATTGTATGGCTTTCTCGGGCAAATACCGCTCCCCCGTCTTGGAAGACGGTTTGCCAGACTTGGTGCGCCACTTCTGGTCGCCCCAGTCCTTGAGGGATTTCTGCGGCGCTTTCACTTTAGTCCCTGTACCCGCCGCCTGCGGCTTTATATTTCTTGGCCACAAGCTGCGCTTTACGGGCTGACCATTTTCCAGCTCCCGTACCCTGAGTCGCGGCGGCTTTGACTTGGCTCAGTATCTTCTTGCGAAGACTTGGCTTCGTGTAGTTACCCGCCGCGTTGACCTTACCACCCTCTTTGAACTGGGTGAAGTCAGTGTCATCACGACGGGCTTTCTTTTTGCCGCCGGGCATCTTACTGGGGGAGATTGCCCCCATGCCTCGGCTTGCCATCATTTAGCAGACCCGTCCTTTGGTCTTGCCGCGCTGGGCAATACCGTCAGCACGACTGGACGCGGAACCGCCAGAAGCCATCTTCTTGACTGCGCCACCTTTTTTCATATCAGAACGCGTGCCGCGATAAGCACCTTCAGGTTTTGGGTCAGAACGCGTGCCGCGATAAGCACCTTCAGGTTTTGGGTCAGAACGCGTGCCACGAAAGGCACCTGCGGGTTTTGACTCAGACCCTTCACCGGCTTCAGCACCGCCTCGGCCACCTGAACGACCGCCACCAATCTCTTTCACGGCAGAATCTACAAGCAGCATATTGGCGTCGTTTGAGGAAGCAGACGCACTTTGCGAATCGCGCAAACGCGTGTCGCTGCGGCGCTCAGCGCTAGGTTTCTGCGCGGCAACATCAGCCATTCGGGTAGCGCTGCGTTTTTCAGCAGGACTCTTGATGTCCATCTCACCTTTGCGAACTGCGACTTGGCCGTCACGGCGAGTCAAACCGCGCTCAGCGTTCAAGTAATCGCGCAGATTATCAAAGCCCGAATCTTCGAGCTGCTTTTTGGTAACGATTGCCGGTTTAGTCGCCATGATCTTTCCTTTTAGCAGGTTCTGCCGCCAGATTTCATCTTAATCATCGTGCCCTTGGTTTTACCCTTGGACTCGATACCGCCACCCTTGGCCATGCCACCGGCTTTGAGGCCCGCGTGTGCTTTGGAAGCAGGCTTGGACGCGTGTTTGGCCAGAGCGTCTTTGCCCTTGGCAGGTGCGTCAGCACCTTTTTTCTTAGCCATCATTGCCATGAAGCCGGGATTCATTTTGGAAGCCATAGTGTCACCACCTTTTGAAAATTTGCGGCCCTTGTCGGCCTTGGTAAAGTCCTGTCCCACGGACTGTGGGACGCCTGCTTTCTTGGCAAATGCTGGGTTATTGGCCACAGCCGCCATGAAATTGTGTTGTTTTTTGGAGCTACTGGGCATTACTTGCTCCACCAATGGACCAACTGTACGATCCCAGCGCCAACCGTGCCAGCCGCGCCGCCAACCAACATCAGGACTTTCCAACCGCCTTTGGCTTCAGACAGGGTGGAGTTTATGGATGTCAGCGTGACCTGCATGGCTTTCATGCTCTCAAGCATCTTGTCCATGTCCTCCTGCATGTGCTTAATATCAGCAGCATGGGTGGCAAGTTCACGGGCGGTAAGGATTTCGGGCGTGCTCATATCAGCATTTCCAAGCCCGAAGGCTTTTGTTGATGCGGCTGTCCGGGTCTTTGGCTGTTTTGGCGCTGGTCAACTTCTTTTTCATGCCGGACATCCGGGCACAGAAAGAGTCGCGCCTGCTGCCGCCCTCGGGTTGAGGGGCCTTCAGACCGGGTTTGCCGGGGTTGGCCTTGTTGTAGGAAGCTCGGCCCTTCGCGTTGAGCCCGCCCTTCTCCGACTTGCCTTCTTTGCGTGTCCATGCTGGTGATTTAGCCATAGAACACCGTAATGTGCGTGTTGGCTCCCAAGAAAAGGCGTATGCCGTAATGGGCAAGAACACCTTCGCCGGGAATCGGCACACTGTACGCCGTTTGATTTGATGCGTCCAATTGCAGCAGCACATCATTCCATACCGTGACATTTCCGCTGTCTGCACCAGAATTCGCAACAGTCACAATAAACGTGTCTGCAGTAGCGGCTGTTTGAACTTGGTACGGGTTATCCGTCAAATCCCAGTCCAAATAAACCCAATCGCCTGCTTTTAGGCCGTGGTTTGTCGCGGTAACCGTCGCCATAGTAGTGGCTCTTGAGTAAGTTCCGCTAATACTAATGTCGTCTACCAAAACGGTGTACTCTGTAGCACCAGAAAAAGGAAAAACAACCGCGCCTTTAAGGCGAGTACGGTACGAAACCATCAAGCCGGAAGCCCCGCCGTGTTGCGACTTAACATCATATTGCATTGCCATTTTCTTGCTCCGGTTCTGGTGCGTCTAGCCTGTTTATGAGCATCTTGTATGCTTGGATCGTGGCTTGAGCCTGAGTCAAAAAGGTTTGAGCTTTCTGCGCTTCAGTCTCAAGGTCACGTATCTCAGATTCCAAGAATTCCTTGGTGATCTGCATATTAAGGCGCAGTAGTAGTTGCCATCAGGTAGTACGCAGTACCGGCGCTGTCCACAATTTTAATTGTGTGGGAGGAGTCTGCGACCACATCAGCCACAACCATAGCGGCTGGGACATTGAACAAGTTAGGAATAACGCCTGTTCCGCTGTTTGTAAAGCGGATGAATGAACTGTTAGTCCAAGTACCACCAGTAGCAAAGTTGGAGTCAGCTTGAATAGCTGCCAATGTTCCGCCGGGGTTTGTAGATGTACCACCCAGAGTAGCGCGAAGAGCGTTACCGGCACCGGAAATAGTGCCCGAACCGTTGACGCTCAAGCTAACGTGAGCACCATTGATTGTGCCGCCCGTAGCGCCACCAACACCTGTGACTTGAGTCAGGGCACGGATGGTCTCGCCAGAACCTGTAGAGGTAAA